GCCTAGGGTAGGCCAAAATCTGGCCATAAACCAGTAATACAACCTATAAAGTAAAAACACTCTCTACGCGCATGCGCGCGTGCGTGAGAGCGTCGCTTCGCTCCGACCGTCGGACCGTTGGTCCTTGGTCGTCGCCTTGGCCTTCGGTCCAGTTGGTCTACGAGAGCAAGGACGAGGAGATGGTTCGTTGGCTAGTCACGTACCTGGCTCTAGTTGACACTCGGTCACCTGGTCGTCTCTGAACGTTCCGAGGCATCAACCCTCCTGTAGTGATCCTCTGGCGACCTTCGAGGATCAACTTCATGACTACTCATCCCGTCCTTGCCCTTCCTTGCTGTACCGAGACGGAACCTGACCTTGAAGGCTTCCTTGCTCTAGTGCCAAGCAGTGGGTTGGGTTGCGGTTACGTTGGGTTGATCGTCTCTAGTTGGTTGACGCTCTCCAGAGAGGGTTGGGCCTCGGCGGCGCGGCGGGCGGCGGGCCGCGAGCGCCACGGGAAGGCCATTGGGAGGCTCGTGGGCGGCCGAACGGGTGCGGGTGTGTGCGCTGACCTGGGTGGGGTCGCGAAAGGCTCTCAGATTGGCTTACGCGGCTTCGGGTGCTTCTGGGGTGTCGAACTGTCCGGAGATTCCGGAGGGTTGCGCCCGCTCCGTCGTTGCGTGTAGGATGGTCGCGCTGATAGAGGCCCGCCGGATGGGTCGGAGTGAAGTTTCCTTTCCTTCTCCGTATGCCCGGCGGGCCTCGCCTTTACCCAGAGCCCCTTGCTGCGGTAGAATGCCTAGGTCAGCCAACGAAAGGACAACCATGACCAGCCCCGACACTGGCCGCCAGTTCCCGAAGTGCACTCACTGCGGCGAGCCCTACCGGCCCCCGCGTACCACGGCGAAGGAGTTCCCCGGCACTAAGCCCTACGGCGGTCGAGGAACCTGCAACGCCTGCTACCGGGAGCTCTTGCGTGGATGCACCCCCAAGGCGCTCATCGACTGGACGGTCGAGCACAAGTGCTCCTCGTGCGGCCAGAAGATGCGCCCCCCGCGGAGCTCCGTGAAGGACTGGCCGGGTACGCGCCTCTACTCGGGGCAGGGTAGGTGCTCCACGTGCGCCAAGGAGGACCGGAAGGTCTACCCGACGGTCCGGGAGCTGGCTGCGATGGGGCACCCCTGCATTGAGCCGTGCCCCCTCCCGTCCAACAAGCGATCGAACATTTGGTGAAAGGAGCATCCATGCTGTATCTGCTCGTTTATGGTGACAAGTCGGCTCCGGAGGTTGACGTGATCCTCTGCGACAATCATCCTGAGCGCACGAACGACGGCACCCTCATCTTCCGCAACGAGGGCCAGCAGGACATGTACGTCTACCCGGGCGACTACCTGTCGATCCAGCACGCCTACTTCGGCGGGAAGGACGCTAAGCCGTCGTTCCTGTTCGACATTCGTGAGGGCTCCCCCTCGAATGAGGGCGTGTCTATGACCGACCCGGGTGATGTGCGATGAGCGCCGTGGAGAGGATTGCGTCGGTACATGAGAAGGTGGCGCTGGCTGCCATGGATTGCGCTGCGGACGAGCTGCGCGACGCCTTGAATGATGCCGACCAGTGTGGGGCGTGGGATGTTCCGGCCCATAGGCGTGACGCCGAGCAGGATGAGGCTGTCATCCGCGTCCAGGAGGCCCAGGAGACGCTGGAGGAGTACTTGGGGGGGTTCGTGGATGACCGGTATGGGCTGGAGGCTCACGTGACGTTGGAGGTTGAGAAGTGACTGTCGACGACTTCCGTGTGAAGCTTGAGGTACTCAAGCAGGCTTGGGTGGAGGTTCAGGACTGTGAGGCATTCGAGCTCGACGACCCACTCCTTGATGATGTGTGGGACGCGTACATTGTGGCTCGCAACGACACAGAGAATGCGATTACCGCCCTTGTTAGTGAGCTGGCTGACTTCCATGCGCTGGTCCAGATTGAGCAGGTTCGAGTTAATGGCGTGGAGTAGTCAGTCGAGGCGCCGTAAGGAACTCCCTAAGGACTGGGCGAAGATCAGGCGAACGGTCCTCAAAAGGGACGGCGGCGTCTGCGTGTTCTGCGGCAACCCAGCGAATCAGGTGGACCACATCTTCCCTGACGGCCCGCATGTGCCGGATAACCTGAGGAGCCTCTGCCAGCACTGCCATATGGCTAGAACACAGCAGCAGTCTGTTGAGGCAAGAAAGCGCCGCTATAATGGTCGCAATAAGGCTCGCGGTCCACGGCCGAAGAGTAAGCACCCCGGATACCTGTAGGAGAGTCAACGATGGGAGTTAAGGGACCGATCCCGAAGCGCAGCACGGAGGGGCACCGCACCACCCAGGCGAGGAAGCTCGATGGTGGCGTGGAGCCCGTGAATGTGGTCGCTGAGCAGGTGAAGCCACCTAAGCCTGACCCTGACTGGCATCCGATTGCGAAGAAGCTGTGGAAGGCTGTGGAGCAGTCCACGTTCACCCGCTACTACGAGCCGTCGGACTGGATCGTCCTCTACTCTGCCTGTGACGACCTATCGAACTACAAGATGCATGATCGGCGTTCCCCTACGATGCTGGCGGCCGTGAATACCATGCTCACCTCCCTTCTGCTCACTGAGGGTGACCGCAGGCGCGTGCAGATCGAGATCAACCGCGTGGATGAGTCTGAGGCCGAGTCTGCGGGCGTGGTCGCTCTCCAGGCTTGGGCGAAGGCGCGGGCCGCGAAGTGACAGAGACGCCCCCCGCACCCCGGGAGCGAACCGACACGCTCCCCCTGCAGTTGCCTGAGCGCACGCTCGGGTACCATGCTGCCGCCTGGATGATGGACAACCTCGTGCAGCCTAACGGGCCGCGCGCAGGTCAGCCGTTCATCCCGACGGACAGGCAGATCGAGTTCCTTGCTCATTTCTACGCCCTTACCCATAAGGGTTCCTTTGTGTATAGGCAGGGAATTAGAAGGTTAAGCAAGGGAAGTGGCAAAGCTCACAGTCTACTAACGCCAATCCTCACCCCTCAGGGGTGGCGGAAGTTCGGCGACCTGCGCCCCGGAGACTACGTGTTCCACCCGTCCGGGAAGCCGACCATGGTCACAAAGACTCATCCCGTTGGGCAGTGGGACACCTGGGAGGTTGAGCTCTCTGACGGCAGTATTCTCACCGTGTCTGGGGAGCACCTATTTACAGTCAATGAGTTCGTTGGAGCTTCGAAGCGCAAGGTTCGCACCCTTGATGTGCGCACCATGGCCCGCGAGGGTCTTGTGTTCGACCGTCCACTCACGAAGGGGTCAACGAAGGCAACTAAGGGTGGCGTGGGTAAGTTCGCTCTCCCTGAGACTGAGCCGCTGGAGTTCCCCGAGCGAGACCTACCTGTAGACCCGTGGGTGCTCGGTTACTGGCTCGGCGATGGTTCCACGGGGAATGGGAGTATTACTTGCGACGTGGATGACATTCCGCATATTAGGGCTAGAATGCGATCCGCCGGGTATGATATTGGCGCTATTCGCATTAAGGAGGAAGGCAATAGAGGGCGGACTGTCGGCGTCCTGAAGCTGGCTGCCGATCTTCGTCGGGCTGGCGTACTGAACGACAAGCACATCCCCGATGCGTACCTGCGCGCCTCCGTAGAGCAGCGCCGCGCCCTGATTCAGGGCCTCATGGACTCTGATGGCTATGTGGACAAGAAGGGCTCTGCTGAGTACTGCCAGGTGCGCAAGCAGATCGCTGACGGTATGGCGTTCCTTCTCCGGTCAATGGGCGTGAAGGTGAATGTCCGAGAGTCGGAGGCGAAGCTCTATGGGCGCGTCACTGGATCGCGCTACAGGCTGACGTTCAAGCCCTACAAGCACCAGAACCTCGTGACCTTGCCTCGTCGCGCGGAGCGTGTGCAGGAGCAGCGCAGGAAGCCCATCCCGCGCGTCATTAAGGATGTTCGTAGGGTTGCCCCGGTGGATGCTCGCTGCATCACTGTGGAGGCTGAGGATGGCCTGTATCTGGTGGGGGAGACGATGGTGGTTACCCATAATTCCCCGTTCGCTGCCGCCCTGTGCCTTTTTGAGCTTCTAGGCCCTTGCCGGTTCGACGGTTTCGACCGCCATGAGCCGTTTGGGGTGCGCGCCAAGCCTATGAGCATGCCGCTCGTGCAGATCGTGGCAACCTCGGAAAGCCAAACCGCCAATACCATCCGAATGGTCAGGGCGTTCTGTCAGAAGAAGGGGGCGCTCGCCCGAAAGTATGACCTCGAGGTAGCGAAGACATTCATCGAGACCCCGGGCGGGGGGAAGCTTCAGCAGATGACGTCCTCTGCGCACTCCATGGAGGGTGGTGAGGTGTCCTTCGTTGTGGGGGACGAGCTTGAGCACTGGCTGCCCGCGCAGGGCGGGCCTGCCATGCTGGAGACGATTCAGCAGAACGCGGCGAAGATGGGTGGCCGGTTCATGGGTACCTGCAACGCATGGGTGCCTGGCGAGCAGTCGTCGGCTGAGGCGATCTTTGAGGCGTGGTGCGATCAGGAGGATGGTCTCACGCGCGGTAAAACGAAGATCCTCTACGATGCGCGTATCGCGCCCCCGAACACGGTTTTAACGGATGAACCGGAGGAGGGGCAGGTTGGACTCACGAAGGCCCTGGAGTACGTGTATGAGGACTGCCCGTGGGTGAATCTGGAGTCGATCAAGGAACAGATTTGGTCCCCCGAATACCCCGAGTCTCGGTCGATCCGCTTCTTCCTGAACCGCCCGAACGCAGCTGAGGCGTCCTGGATCACCCTGGAGGAGTGGACGCAGCTCCGTAAACCGGACCGGAAGGTTGAGCCGGGCGAGCAGATCGTCATGTTCTTCGACGGCTCCAAGTCCAACGACCACACTGCCCTCGTGGGGTGCTGTATGGAGGATGGTCACATCTTCAAGATCGGTCACTGGAAGCCTGAGAAGCCGCTCGGGGTGGTGAATGTGGCTGCCGTTGATGCGGGGGTCAGGAAGGCGTTCGATACCTACAATGTGGTCGCATTCTGGGCTGACGTGCGCGAGTGGGAGTCGTTCACGCGCACGGCGTGGCCTGAGGACTTCGGTGACCGTCTGATCGTTCCTGCGGTGCGTGGCGGCATGTCCGCTTCGCCGATCGCCTGGGATATGCGGTCGCACGCGTACCAGTTCGCTGAGGCGGCAGAGACGGCGTTCACGGAGATTCAGCAGCAGACGTTCACTCATGATGGGGACTCGGCCTTGGGTGAGCATGTGTCGAACTGTCGTGTGAATGAGTTCAAGGGACGCTGGTCGGTGAAGAAGGAGTCTCCGAAGTCCTCGAAGAAGATCGACCTGGCCGTGTGCATGATCGGCGCTAGAATGCTGTATAGACATGTGAAGAACTCGAAGGAGTGGGCGGACCTGACTGCTCCGCGAGGCGAGTGGAAGGTGTTCATGTGAGCTTCCAGAAGATGATCTCCAAGTTCTCATCTGGCGCCTACCGCCCCATCACCTATGAGGGCTACTACGAGGGGAAACGGCGCCTCGACGCGGTGGGTATCAGCCTGCCTGCGAAGGCGCGTGTCCTGGAGATTCAGGCCCCGTTCGCTAAGATGGCGGTGGATGTCCTAACCGAGATTCTGATCCCCGACGGGTACCGTGTCGCGGATGATGACAAGTTTGGTGTGGTTGAGCTGTTGCGGAAGACGTGGCAGGCGAACGACATGGACTCCCAGTTCAACCTTGCTGCCGCCGAGGCCATTAGTGCTGGCGCCGCCTACTGGGTGATCGCCCCTCCGGATGATGAGCATGAGTTCGCTTCGATTCGCGCCGTGGATGCGAAGCATGCCCGTGTGCGCATCAACTTCCGTGGCGAGGTCGTGGAGGGTGTTGTCCTCTACCGCCGGGATGACGGCAACGTGGGGGCCACCTACTACACGCCCGATGGTGTGGAGTTCTACGCGAAGGGTAAGTACGACTGGAAGAGTGTTGGCCAGGGGCGTCAGGACCAGTGGGGGGCGTCCATCGTCCCTATGTTCAACCGCGCTCGCTTGTCCGACAAGTATGGGCGGTCCGATCTGCGTGAGCTCACGTCCGTCATTGATGCGGCCTCTAGGACGCTGACGAACCTTCAGGTGGCGCAGGAGGTGGCCTCCTCCCCGATGCGTGCCGTCGTGGGTGACGGTGCTGCGGAGATGCTGGCTCAGCATCCTGACAAGATGCAGGCGTACATGGGTAACCTGATCGCCATTCCCTCCGGCGGTGACGTGAAGCAGCTGACCGGTATGGCGCTGGACCCGTTCATCAACACGTACAGGTCCTACGCCCTCCAGCTGTCCGCCATGACGGGTATCCCCCCGTCGATGATGGGCGTCTCCTCGGACAACAACCCGACGTCCGCTGAGGCCCTGCGCGTGGCGAAGGACCGTTTGATTGCCAGGGCGGAGAACAAGCAGCGCCAGTTCAGTGACGCCCTGGAGCGTGTTGGCCGGATTGTGGCGCAGGCGAATGGCATGTCACTGGAGGGGCTTGAGGCTCTTGAGGTGACGTGGCGCGACGCTGCCGCCCCGTCCACGTCGGCGCAGATGGCGAACGCCCTTCAGGCCCATAGTCAGGGCATCATCGGTGATGAGACGGCCCGCGAGTTCCTGCACCTCACTCCGGAGCAGCTGCGCCGCGAGAAGGCCCGCGGGGACAAGATGGACGCTGACGCGGGCCTGGACATGCCCGAGGCGCCCGAGGCTCCCGAGGATGCGGAGGAGGGCCCTAAGGGTGAGTGAGGCCCTGTTCTACAGCATCCTGCGCAGCATCGTCATGCTGTTCAGACGTCGCGCCGAGGATGCACTCAAGGCGTTCGAGGGACTCCCTGAGCCGCCACCTGTGGAGCACGTGGGCGACCTGCTGACTCCGCTCATGTGGCAGGCCAGGAAGCAGGCATGGGCCGCGGCTGCCCTGTTCCTGCGGGGGCAGGCCCGCAAGGCTGGGGCGCCTGAGTCGTGGATTCCTCCCCAGCCCGGGTATAGCCCGAAGACGATCGCTCGCACGATTCGCGGCACTCAGGGGGCACTGTCGTCACCTGAGGGGATGAGGCGGTTGGAGCGCGCCCTGGAGGGGCATGTGTTGGCCGCTGCGCGCCGAACAGTGGCCGACGCAGTGGATACCGCACCGTCCTCCATTGAGCTCATTGAGGGGGCCCTGGATGACTTGGCGAAAGACCTGGAGGAGTTCTCCGAGACGACACAGAAGGCGATCGTCGAGGACGTTGAGAAGGTTGAGGCCCGTCGCCGCCCGCGCATGACGCTCGATGAGGCTTTCGAGAAGGTCGCAGACCGTATCGAGGAGGCTGTTCGCACCCTCGACGAGGAGGAGCTCGTCAAGGATCGCCACCGTAGCATGAAGGTGTTCTCCGACGTGCCAGACAAGTACCGCCGCAACTCTCGCGGTGAGCTCATTGCGCGCCCATTCGCTTTCGCCAGGGTGTGCCACCCAAACAAGAATGGCCCCTGCGGTTTCTGTGCGATGCTCGCATCCCGTGGCCCGGTGTATAAGTCATCGGAGTCTGCGGGCATTAGGGCCGACAGGTACCACGATCACTGTTTCTGCACGTGTGTTGCGGTTTTCACCTCTAAGCACTGGGAGGGGAAGGAACAGCAGATCGGATTCGAACGCGTGTACAATGAGGTTGTGCGCGACCAGGACCTTCATGGTGTGGATGCGCGCCGAGCAATGGACAAGTACTTCCGGGAGAAGCTGAAGGAGCGCAAATGAGCGACACCCCCGCGCCTGAGCCCTCCGTCGTTGAAGAGACTGACGGACCTATCTCAACCACCGACTACCCCATCGAGCCAGTCGAGGAGGCCCCCGTTGAGAGTCCTGAGACGGACGAGGAGACTCCTGCGGAGGAAGCGCCGAAGGATGATGCGGAGACTCATTCGGATGTGGTGAGTGAGCTGCGCGCCCAGCTGGCCGCACTCACTGAGAAGCTCGAGGCGAAGGAGGCCGCCGAGCGTGCCGCCGCCGAGCTCTCCGAGAAGGAGGACCTCCTCTCCAAGGCCAACATCCCGGCCCGCTTCGCCTCATTCCTCACCGGCGACAAAGACTCGTGGCAGGAGCAGGTAGACGCCCTCGCCACGCTGCGCGAGCAGGCAGACGCTACGCCCGCGCCTTCAGTCCCCCGCGACCCTGCGGTGGATGCAGACCTTGAGACCGAGGATGACGGCCTGAGCGAGGCGCTCGGGTTCTTCGGCCTCGCAGACCAGTAAGGAGGGCATATGCCTGC